TAATTCCAAAGTAACCATCTTGGAATCGTTCTGAGTGACAAGGGGATGTTCTGAAATAATACTGGTAACGCTTTTGGTTTTGTCTGATTTTCCATATTTTCCTTTCTCCTTGCCTATATACTAATGCAAATTTCCATAGGCATTTTTAACTTTTTTTATTTTCCATATGAATCAAGCACTTACATTTTTAGCGGCTGGGGTAGTCAGGATAGCGGGGTCTAAACCATGTTGATTGACTTTTTTTTATTTTAAAAAAATAAAATAATGAATGAACTGTGTTTATACCCTGACTACCCCGACTTCCCCGCAAACCTATCTAAAACGCTCTGTATTGAGTTCTTAAAAAAGGGTAGGCTACCCTACCCTGATGATTAAAAAACGCCCCAGAGGGCGTTTTAAGTCAATTCATGACCATTTCGCTTTACCATCCTTTTAGCCCACTCTCTGAAAGCGACTCTGTTCTCTTCGGTCTGCTCATCTCGCTCATCCCAAAGCACATCGAACAAATGCTCGCCATTTTCCAAAGTGACCTCAATTTTGGTCAAATTACCTTCGTTGTCGTGAATTTCTTTCTGCCTGGCTTTCATCAGTCGTTCTCCTCTAGAGGTTTGCAATCGTGCAATTTGTCTTTAACATAAATCTGACCGCACTGCGGACAACGGTTCTTAAAAATGTTGTCCCAGTTATTGCGATACTCCTCGGTGGTTTGTTTCTGCCTTTCATTGGTCATAGCAAATCTTCCACCATTTGAATGCGTTTACCAAGCCAACTCATCACCGGCACCGCCATACTGTTACCCATCGCTTTGTAACGAGGACCGTCTGGTGATTCAGCTTTCTTTCTCCAAGGAATGTTGGTGTAGTTATCTGGAAAACCTTGTAACCTTTCACATTCCACTGGTGTTAGTCTACGCACTGCCATGTTGCTATATATCTGTTGATCTTGTTGTGTGCTGATTGTGAATGTCTTTTCATCACTACCAAGATAACCCTTTCCACCACCCTCGCAGCCACCACGCATCTTGAATGCATGGGCAGTCGCTATTTGGTTATCGCCCATTTCTGCTCTAAGTGTTGGTGTCCCCTCCTCCACAAAGCGATTTGGATTACCCTCTCTTTTTGTAATTCCAGGCTCGAAGCCATAGGCAATCCCATGCACACCAGTTGCATTCAATGTATACATGGTGTTGTCATCAGTATATCCCGTGCCGTTGCCACCGTTCAATGGCTGGCGCCCGATAGTGTTTTCTGCCAGAGCGAACGGCACATTTCCACCGCCAGTGCCCCAACGGCTTGTTACTGTAGTGCATACATCCCCCATTTCTTTTACACGACTATCAGCGGGATGGTTTTCGTAAACCTTTGGTTCAAGAATCAAACCACGACCATCTTTCAAGTCTTGGTTACCAATCCCTTTGTAGTCTCTTGCCATCAAAGTTCCGATTGTTGTGCTACCGTCTGGAGAGCGAGTTTCAGTGCGGGCGGTAACTCTCGTCCCCGCTCTTCCGCTCTTCTTAGGATGCCCAAGCAAGCTTTCTCGCTCAAAAAGAACCGCTGCGGCAGGTCGCCAGTCTCCAAGATGTGCGACAACAAAGACTCTTCTGCGTCTTTGTGGAACTCCGAAGTTTTGAGCGTCCAACACTCGGTAGGCGAACCCATACCTGAGTTCTGCCAACGCCCCAAGGAAGGATCCAAAATCCCTTCCTTTGTTTGAACTGAGGACACCTGGAACATTTTCCCAAACGAGCCACTTGGGTTTGTAGTGGTCAGCAATTCCGAGATAGGTAAGCATGAGGTTACCACGAGGGTCGTCCAATCCTTTTCTGAGTCCAGCGACTGAGAATGATTGGCATGGTGTTCCTCCAACGAGAAGGTCAATTGATTCATTTAAATTCCACTCCTTATATTTAGTCATATCGCCAACATTTGGCACACTTGGATAGTGATGGGCCAGCACTGCACTTGGAAATGGCTCAATCTCTGAAAACGCTACGGGATTCCACCCCAGTGGATGCCACGCTACACTTGCAGCCTCCACTCCACTACATACACTTAAATACTTCATGCTACTCTTCTCCTTTTAACATTTGATAAGTGTCTTTCACTTCAGTTGATTCTTCGTCCCAACTGTCTTCGTCACCATAATCGCCATAACTGGCTCTCATGCGTTCCGTCTTACGGAATTCTGGTTCTACTGCTAACCATCCTTCAAAAGCTTCTTTATATTCTAACCAAATTTCATTTGGGATAAACAAAGGATGGTGGTCACCATCGGCTTTCACACTACCCAATACATCACTGTGTGGCACATACTCCCACATATAATTTTTACTGGTTCTGACCAACTTAACTTTTTCCAAAGCTTTAACATAACGACCATAGGCTTTGATTTGTTCTTGGGTAAAATTATTATTCTTCATATTCGTTGTCTCTTAGGTAATCGTTATTAACTACATCCAAACTAATGGGTTCTTTTAAAAGCAAAGTTTGCACATGATTTATTTGTTTTACAGGCACTCCCATTTTGTCGGCTAGTTCTTTAGATGTAGGCACTCTGCCCAGTTCTTGGCTTAACAATCTTTCTGCGTATTTCATTCTTCTGATTTCTTCAATCCAGTTTACTGGTAAACGGATTAAATTGGAAGTGTTTGCTACGGCACGATTAACACCTCGGATGATAAACTTTTTTGCATAGGTGACAAACCTAGCGTTGTTCTTTGGTTTCCACTTCCTGGCAGCATTAATCAATTCCTCATTACCAAAACCTAAAAGATCCTCCATAGGCACTGATGAATGTTGCCACATGGGTGTGGCTTTGATTGTGGATACTACAAAACGAAGATTATGAGTCACTAATTTTTCTAATGCCATCATGTCACCGCTCTGGATGCGCTCAGATAAGACAATCTCTTCTTCATGGCTCAGTGGTTCATACTCATACAATAACTTTAAATAGTCGGACAAGGCACTTCGGTTTGTTCTCAAAATGGAGCATCTCCTACAAGTAAGTGTGGGTCAATTGGTTTTGTTTTTGGCATCACTTTAAGAGTGCAGCCCGATTTTAAATATGGCTCGCATTCAATTCTACTGAAAAACTTACGAATCAGTAGACCATCACTATCAAATACCCAATACCTCATGCCAATCTCTTTAACATGAATGACTTGCTTGGATACATATTGGTGTGGGCCTTGATGTTAACGATAATCATTCTCATTCTTGTAACCCTAGATAAGATGTTTGTTCTTCTGCTCACCTTGTTGGCTCTCATGTCCGACATTTTGGTTACTTTACCATGTTGGCTAAACCAAAAACGACTGGACTTTGCCTTTCGCCTGGTTTTGCCAATTCGGTTGGGTTGAAATAAAAGATTAAATTTGGTTCTTTTAACGAACATTCTCTGGAGGCTTTATAAATTGTTTTACTGGTATGTTGGTCAATGGTCTAGGGGCATGACTGAATACTACATCAGAACCGACCACCCTCCAACAAGCATAAATAATCACTTTGTTGGGGTTGTATGCGTAGGCAGCATAGATATTTTTATCGTGGTCGCATGGTGCATTCGTTAAAACAGTCATACCCATCATGCCATTCGGTGCGATAGCAATGTCTTTTGCTTGCACCATGAATGGCAAAAATAACATAGGGATGAGTAGTTTTTTCATTAGCTTAAAAACCAAAAAATGAAAGTGGATGCTACAAGAAGAATCATTATAAGAGCAAAGATTTCTTTTGCTACTTCCCATGCTCTTCTGTTTTCTGATTTATAAACAGTAATGGCACTACAGTATTCAGCCGTTCTGTATGCCTCATCCATCGATCTGGAGAAGTGGGTCTGTCTTCTATAGTTGGTTACAAAGTTTTCATAGCTCATAGATATTCCTTTCCAAAATACATCACAAATAGTGGGTTATGTTTCATGACTAATTCTTTTCGTTTCTCAATCTTCAAATTAGCATGGGTTAGATTTGGCACTGCATCTCTACCTTTGGCAATAACTTTTCGTCTTACTGGTAGGATGTCGTCCTCCTCTGAATTGCCATCGAGCGGAGGTTTCTCTGACACCATGTAACGATACACCTCTCGGCTACCACCTTGGTGCAATTCCATCTTCTCTACCTCTGCCACTTCCAAAATGCCCTCTTTGTATAAACGATGCATCATGGTTCTTATATAAGAATAAGTAATATTGGGCCAGAACATCTCGGTCAATTCATGCACAGTCATTGGTTTGATTTTTAATTGACTCAATACCACATCTTGTTTGCTCATCATTCGTTCACCTCATAATTTAGGTCTAGGCTGCCAGTGACTAATTCCAAAACTCTGTTCAATGGTAACTGTTGCAACAATTCAATCATCTGCTCTTCAGTTAGCTCGTCTGGAATTTCCCAATAAAGTGTAGTGTGTGATTTAATTTCTCTCATTTTTTGCCCTCTCTTGGATACACAATCATGCCTTCATACTTGCTTGGAATTATCCAATCCATGTATGCATTATCAACGCAATGATTATCAATGTCCGCACAATTATCTTCCATGAAATTCTTTTCATAGATATGATGCACAATAGCGATCTCTTGACTAGTGCCTTGCAATGTATGAAACTCGATGTCACCGAACCATACTTGGCAATACTTCTTGGAAAAAGTTGGGTTAGCGTTCCAGGCAGTGTCCAACAAATTGTTTTCGGTGATGTAGTCAATTAAATCTACCCCATTTTCAAAATTCATTTTTAAATCTCCATTCTGTTAAAAAAGTAACCCCATTGCTAACATCTTTTTCAATTCTTCTTGCTCTTTGCTCTTCGGTATCAAACCATTCAATGTGGCAATCACCGCTTCTATCTTCATAATCATTGTAAACAATTGCGTATTGGTCTTGCGTATCTTCCGCATCAAAATCCAACAAAGCGTATTTAAAAGTTACTTTCATTTCAATACCTCCTCTATCAAAACATCATAAAATTGTGGATCAATCCAATCTGCCACATCTTCTGGGTTCAGTAACAAATCTATACTGTCGTATGGTGTGAAATCTGCCGACCTATCACGATTAACTTTTTGCAATACTTCAGCCGAAGTAAGATAGCGTTGTAAATCTTTATCAAATACTCTCAATAGTTTCATACTTCCTCCGTTTCATCTTCACATTCAATTTTATCAAGTGACCAATCATCAACAGTATAAGTTTCTAAATCGTTTACATTGATTTGTTTTAAAAAATTCTCTTTGGCTGCCTCAATGTTTTCTGCCTCTACAATCGTGCGATAGTAAACTCGCTCGCTTGAGTAGATGATGTATGATTTCATAGTTTGATGTCCTCTGATAAGTAACCTAATAGTTTTTCAGTTGGCACATGGTTTAATAACTCTTCAATTGCAGTTAAATTTTCGGTATAAAAATCTTTTTTGATTTGTTCAATTACTCTATCAATCAATGGCAAGTAATTTTCTTCAACAAGACCTTTGCCCTCAAGATAACCCCATGTGCGTTCAGCGATGTTTTTGATATCGAAATCATGGAAGTATTCAAAACAATCATCCATGCAATCTCCCATCCAACCGCCAGGCTCAAGCTTATAAACTCCGATGTCGTAACTTTCACCTAATTTTGGGACTCTTTGGTTTTCGTTGTTGATTAAAACGCACAATCCAAAACTTGGATAGCGAATGAGGATGTGCTCACATCCTCCCCCAGTGCTGATTTCTTCGATTTGATATTTAATCATTCCATCATCTCCCATTCAGTCAAATAGGAATCAACATTGCTGATGCCATGCAATCTGTTTGCCATGCCATCGATGCATGACAATCCTAGATATACAGTGTTGTTGACCTCTTGGATGGCATCCACGAGGTTCAATTGATTGTTTTCTGCATACTCCAAAATGTCCACCATGTCCACATCCACGATGGCATGGAATCTAACTGTCTTACTCATGAACAATACCTCCTTGAATTAGTTGTTTCAATGTGCGACCATACATCCCTTGTAACTGGTAACCTAAACCAGTATCGTGCAAGTATTGCCATGCCTCAATCACTTGTTCGTGTGATTCTGCTTCGACAAAACCCTCTGCGATTCCTACTGCGTTAAATGGATCCATTTTCATGATAAATTCCCTTCGTTCCACATTGCTTTTGCAAAAGATATAAGTTTTTCGGATACTTCTAAATTGTGTGCTTCTAAATGATGCTTAATAACATCCATTGGTAGCGTTTCTTCTGTAGGGAAGTTATCTCCCCACATTTTGCTAAACTGTTCTGCGTTCATAACATTCTCCTTTTACAATGAATTGCTTGCTATAAAATACCTAACGAATTTTTTGATTTCGTTAATATCATCTGTAGACATTAGATGCAAAACTTCGTCTGATACTTCTTCGTTTTCGTGGTATGACAATGCGTATTGGTCACCACCGATTTCACGACTACCAAAGTTTTTGTAATCGCAAAATAGTTTTAAATAACTACCATCGTTGAAATCGTAACGCAACGATGGGCATACATCATTGTGCCAAGAATCATCAACAAAACCACTAATGAATGGCATCTCATCATCATATTCTGGAAACTCAGTTTCATATGTTCTCATAACTTACTCCTTGTTAAAAAAGATTTACTCACATAGTTTCTTAGTTTTTGCACCAAGAAACTATTAGGGTAAACCCCTGGGCCGTTGGTCTTACAATTCTGCCTCAAAATTGCATGAACCTTGCTCTTTTACGCACTCTAAAATCTCCTTGCCTAATCCTAATCGTGCATACGATTTAAGCATTTGCTTGACATCGTTCTCGTCAATTTTGGCTGCATATTTAGATGCGTAATGATTAATAATCATGTCTGGGTTATACATACTATGTTCTTTGAAAAATTCATCTAGACGAGCTTTGTTTTCGCCTAGTGCATCTTCGCAACGAGCAATACCCTCTTCAATATCTGACAAGTTGTCCTCATCAAAATAATAGCAAAGGTATCTTGGTTCACCAGCCACTCCAAAATGATCGGCATCATCTGACGATTGCACTCCGAACCAAAATTTACCCTCGATGTCACCACTGTAATATCTACCCATTTTATTTAACTCCTTCTAAGTTGCTATACCAAAAATCTGAATGTAAATCATCTAAACCGCTATATTCACCATAGGCAACAATCTTTTCGATTGCTTGACCTTCCACTTGTGCCCATCCATTATTGCGATTGAACCCCCATTTCTCTTCTAACTGTTTCATTCTTAACTCAATGTGAATTAGCACATTGTCTTTGTTGAATCTTGGTTTCATTTAACTCTCCTTATCCAATGTTCACCAGTTACGCATGACAAATTTAGAGATTGATTTACATTCAACGCTCTAATGTTTTCTACATCGTGAGGATGGTATCCTCGCTCCTCTGAAAAATACTCGATGCCATGCCATTGCAAAATGGAGCGATTATCTTGGTGATAACCCTCCCCCCAAAAACATTCATACTCTTTTGTGTCGTATGAATATTGCTCACTACTTCTTTCTAAACCTTGCATTTTATTTACCTCCCATTGGTTCGATGATTACATCCTCTTCTTCCGTATCTCCATTTCTATAGTCAATTACATAATCGCCATTGTCAATGAGCTCGTATGCATCCTCTATAGATTCTGCTTCTATGGTGTCGTATACATAAATCGTTTTTGTTGCCATTACTGTAAATGTTGCCATGATAAAAACCTCCTTAAAAATTTAGGGTAACTTGCCAGGCTTACGACATCCTTACGCCAGGCTGCCTTAGTCTAATCCGTAGTATTTAACCTTAGCGACATATTCACCGCTAGGGGTTTTTGTAACAACACCATCAAAAAATGGTGAACGCATAAAATCGATTTCTTTTCTTTCGAGTTTTGCTCTTTCTCTTACTTCGTTTTCATTGTCACCAATAATGACAACACTTCCACCTCTTCCGTTACTAATGTTTTCAACTATCATTTTTTAATACTCCCTATAACTGGTTATGACTATCGAATGATAATCGCATTGCCTACTGTCACTAGGCAATACAGTATCACTACACAAACCAGCACCACGAAAACGCACCGATAGGATAAAATTTCTTGCCATCGATTAGCACTGGTTCAAAAATTTCGCTCTCTTCGTCTTCCCACTTTGTATAAAAAACATCCTTGTCTTTGTCGTAACTTAAAAAATCATTATCAAAGTATTTAGCTATCTTTTGAGCATTCTCAAAAGTAAATCTAGGGC